TGTTTACTCGTTTCTGCCCAAATATCTATTACAACTTCAATATTTTGTAGTCCTATTTCCCTTTCTAAAACATATTCAGGTACATTACTACCAATATTAAAAGTTATACAAGGCAATGTCTTAATAATCTCTGGGCGTTCCTGATATACAGTTACACCTTCTATTCCACTTAAAATTGTATATACATCTTTTTTCGGTTCGTACATCATTTTGTTTTTATAAAACTATCATTTTATTGCCTTTAATAATTCTTTACCTATATAGTCTTCAAGCCCTTTCTTTATTTCCTCCTTGTGATAATCTAAAGCAGGTTTCATAAAAGGTTGAGCTTTTCTAGGAGGTATTACAACCTTCTTAGCAAAAATATCCTCTTTAGTCTTCTTATCCTTCCAATGTAACGCCTTCGCTTTTACAGGTCGGATAGTAACACTATCTGCAACCCCAAACTCTATATAAGGAGCATACTCCACAGGGTTATAAACTGACCCAATAACAGTATTTCCAATTCTTTCAGTCTTTCTATAAATATTCCTTGCCAAATGCCCAGTATCTTTACGACACTTCTTTTTAGCTGTCCTTTGAACCTTCTGGGTTGCCTCTTGAATATAAGGCTTAACATCAACCTTGCCCATTTTATCAAACTTTTTTATTGTTTCATCTAGGTTTAAGACTTCTGTGACCATTTAGTTCCAAGTAATAAATTATGACTATCACTAGGTATTTTCCCAACTATTTTGTAAAGAACACCATCATACCCAACTATCGTTCCTAAAGGTTTATCCTCATGAGTAGATATTCTAATGTCTATTTTTTCATCAATACCGTATGCCTCACGGACTTGCTCTAGGTTGTCAAAACTAACATTACCTAAAAACTCATCACCTGTGGCTGTTCCACTTCCTGTTACAAACCCTTCATCATCTACGGTTTCCTCAACAGAATACTCTGTTAGGGTTTTATCGTAAAAATAACTAGAGATATTTTGTTTCATTCCGTTCGGTACTTTCAACGATAGTAGGTATTCTAAACTTATTTAGTAAAGAGCGAATGGACATAAAAACTTGAGCATCGTCTAATGAAGCTAAATAACTTTGAGCCTCGTCGCCAAATGTAATAGATTGACTTAAATCACTTATTGACTTAACCTCTCTACCCTCTAAATTGGCTTTATAAGTTTTTATTAGATTAACTATTACCCTTGCTATCGGTTTGTAAAGACTAGAAGGAATAGGGTATGACCTATAATTTTTCCAGAACTCGTAATATGTTTCGGTAGTGTCTGCCTTATTCGTAATCGGATAATCAACAACATCTTCTTCATAATCACGAATTAACTGCTCTCTATTAGTATAAATCAAAACCCTATCCACAACTTCATCTAAAACCAAGTCAAGCAAAGGGTCAGCCTCTAATTCAGGACTGATTAAAATTACAGCTTCCTTTATACTTGCTCTTATCTCGTCCATCGCTCATTAGTTAAAACTTAACTTTATGCACTAGCTGTAGTAAAACTTGCCCATTTCACTAGTTCAGGCATTATCATCTTGACACCATACTTAAAGTATAGTCCGATGTAATACTCAACAGTTCCCGGGATTTTATCTACGGCTGTTCCAATCGGAGCTATCGGCATTGCACCTGCTCCTGCAACCATTATGATTGCGTCTTTTGTTTGTCTAGAGTTTCTATGAACATTTACACCATTGTAATCATAAAGTGTAACTCCACCTTCAGCTGGGTTAGGTAATTGAGTAATTGCTGATTTTACCTTATCCCAAGTTGCTGATTTAAGGAACACATGAATTAAACTCTCATCTACTCCATCAGCATAACTTGTTTCTGCATCGGTAATCTTTCTGATTAACTCATCAAGTTTACCAATATCGGTAGTTTCAGTTAACACAACCTCCTCACCTTCAGCTTCAGCTTGAGTGAAAAATGCCTTGTCAGCAAAAGCAATCATTGACTGGGTGTACATATCAGCTTTTCGCTCTAATATACCGTCAATACCGTATTCGTCTAAGTCCCATTGATTAGCTCTTTCTCTAATCATTTTCCTAGTATTCAGATTAACGGTTACCTTTTCTATCTCAAACTTTTTATCAGTGGCACTTGGGTTGTAGTCCTCAACAGCAGTATTAACAATCCTGTCAAACTCAACAGAACCACTCTGTGGGTCGCCTGACCATTGATTGTTTTTTACTAGGGCTGATAAGGCCAACTGGGAGTAGTTGTCTAATACTCCTCCATACACTTCAGACAAAACTTGTGGTGTAGTTCCATCGTCTTGAACAATAAGACTTGCATTTGTCCTTGCCATTTTATTATCTGCTTAAATTAAATATTTTAATAAGCAGGTTTCAATCCAGTGGCAGGAGTTCCTTTATCAGTAACATCTTTAGGAGGCTCTCCTTGAAGTTTCAAAGCAACCGACTTCTCAACAGATTTCTTGTATTCCTCTATGAACTTCTCAGCATTTTTAAGCGTTTCCTCTTTATCAGTAGTTACTATATAGTCTACTAAATCTATCGGAACTTCTTTACTAGAGAATAATTCAATAGCATCCAACTTATTTTCTCTGCGAGCCAGTAGCTTCTCTCTTTCTTCAGCTTCCTTTTGTTGTTTTTTAAGTAGCTCCTTTTCTTTTTCTTCAGCAGAAAGTTTTGCTAGTTTTTCGCCCTCCTCTTTCGCTTTCGCTACTCGTTCTTCGGCTTCTTTTTGTAGTTTTTCTAGCTTTTCCTTCCACTGTTCTTCAGCACGAGTAAGTCTTGCAGTCATTAACTCATTTATTTTCTCTTGCTGTTCCTCTGTAAATGAAACCTCCTCCGTTTTTACCTCTTTATCAGATACCTCTGGAGTTTTAGTATCTTGAGTGTTTTTTTTGTCTTCAGACATAATTGTCCTCAACTCAATTTAATCCGTTTAACCCCCGTCGGGTTCATACACCATATGATTGCATATCCCAGAACTTTAGTCAATACCTTCTACTAAAGAGGTATAAATATATCCCCACATAGAATAAGTGCCGTAGATTGCCACTAAGAAGCCCCTACGATGTAGTTTCAAACGGTTCTCTATGTTCAGCTTCATAACCTGTTTTCTGAGCTTCTAAAACTTCACGATACGCTTCTTCTACATTGGTTGGTTCTGGCTCTTCTTGTTCTTTTGTTTCTTGTAGCCATTCAGTCTTGTTCCATACCTTTTCTTCCTTTGCCTCTCCAGAAAAAACTAACGTAGTATCTGAACGACAATTAGGGTGTAAGGGTGGGTAGTTAACTCCCACTTCTGCCTCAGTAACTTTAAAGACTTTTCCATTTGTCCTCCTGCAGATATCTGAAGTCCTCTCATCTAAAATTGCTTCATACCTATAATATTCTATCCCTTCATCAACATAACTTTGTAATTCCGCCTGATTGGTAAAATAATTCGTTTCAGTCCTAACCAATCGCATTGCATTATACCTTCCAACGTCAAAATAATCTCTAATTTGCCTAGCCATTTTCTCTTGTGATATACCACTAACTAAACCACCACCAATCACCTTAGGTAAAACATCCTGTATCTTAATATTTAACCTAGCATTATTCGCCCATATTCTTGTAGAATAATTTCCACCTTTCCAGTTCTCTCTTAAAATATGATACGCAACAGTATCGTCTATCTGTGCAAAAGCTCTATAATCCTTTCCTAAATGTTTTCTAATATCAGTCCTACTTGATTTGTAACTTTCCTCTATAATTTTTTTATAAGCACTTTCACTTATAGCCTCTTCCTGTGGTGCTATTTGCTGTATTTCCCAATATATCTGCTGCTTTATTGCTTCAAGTCTAGTAATTCTTCCTATATAACGAGGGTCATAAACATCACCTAAATCAAACCCTAATTTAAGCATTTTATTTCTAATGTCAACAAGAAAACGACTTCTTTCTGCTCCACTCAAAATCTCTGTAAGTTCTCTAACGTCAAGTCCAGCCTCGGTAGCATACTTTGAATATAGTTTATTAATTTCCTTATTAATATTTCTCAACGCCTGTTCATATATGGGCAGGATATCTTCCATAGCACCTTTACCAACAACCTCTGCATAATCTAAACGACCTTTTGTTCTTTCAAGCCAGTAATTACTCATTTACCCTGA